GCCGGAGTCTCGGATCTCAGTCTTTTCCTCCCCTCTGACAAGCCCCACGCGCTTTGCATTGAGATGAAGACCCCGAAGGGTCGGCAAAGCCCCTCGCAAAAAGAATGGCAGCAGCAGGTGGAGCGATACGGATACAGATACGAAGTGATCCGCGACTTCTTAGAATTTGAGAAGCTCGTCAAATCCTACATACACCACAAACCCACACAATGAACACATAGTCATGGCACGCCCGACCAAAAAAGGGCTGGACTACTTTCCACACGACACGCACACCGATCAAGATACCGCGCTCGCACTCGTCGAAGCGGAGTTCGGATTAGAAGCGTACGCCGTGTATTTCAAACTTCTCGAGTTCATCTACTCGCAAGGGTACGCAATCCCGTGGGGTTCCGATGAGTGTCTATTATTCGCAAAGCGTATAGGTGCCTTCGGCGTTTCATCGAGGATTTCAGAAATCGTAAAGGGGTTGGTTAGGCGTTCTCTCTTCGATGAGGGGGTTCTTAACTCGTTCCGGATGCTGACATCGGCAAGCATACAAGTCCGATGGCTGGAGGCCAAGCGCAAGAAGGTAGAGGACATCGAAAAGAACATCCGATTAGTCGCGGACAATCGGACAGCCCCCGAAGTATCCACGCCCGAAAATAGCGTTAATACAACCGAAAAAGAGGTTTTTGCAGAAGAAACTGGGGTTTTTGCAGCGAAAACCCAAGTTATTGCAGAAACAACGCCACAAAGTAAAGTAAAGAAAAGGAAAGAAGATAATACTACTTCTCCTATCGTAGAAGTAGTACGTCCGAAATCGGACGCGCAGTCGTCGGGAGGAGAGGAGAAAAACGGAAAATCAAAGAAGGGGGATTTAGACCTCGAAGCCTTCGCCCGATTCTTCAACCAGACAATGGACGAGCATGGCGCGCAGATACCGCGCATAAGAACCATCACTCGGGACAGCAAGCGAGCCACGACGCTATTTGCACGCCTTCGCGAGTACAGCAAGGAAGATCTCGCAGAAGCTGTAAGAAAGGCCGCAAAATCAGATTTTCTCAACGGCAGCGGGGATAAGGCCTTCGTAGCAAGTTTCGATTGGATCTTTGCCCCGAAGATGTTCCCCCGAGTGTTGGAGGGGAATTACGACAACCGAGCCCCGAAATCATCTAGTTTAACAACCTATGGCACAACCGCAAAATCTGTCGACGATAATAGGGAACGGCAACGCCAACGCGGCGAATATTTCGACGACATGCTCGTCCGCCTTACCTACGGCAACGACTAAAGCGCGCGAATACATCACGGGAAAATACCCCTCCTATGTTCAGACGCTGTTCGCAGCGCGGCCGTTGCAATGCTATATGGGAAACGCTCCGACATTAATGCGAGTAGGGCGCGAATGTGGCGACAAGTTTGCCGTGGCGTGGCTCTGCAAACAGATTCACGAGTATGTAAAGACGCTTTCGACGGCCGACCAATTCACCGCGCCCGACATTCAAAACCTCGCACTCGTGATTTATTCGGCTTACCCTTCGCTGAACCTCGAAGAAGTAATGCTCTTCTTCTCGCGTCTTGCCGCCGGTATTTACGGCATTGTGGGATACAGCAACGCACGCGGCGAGAACCTCACGGCAAGGATTCGCCAATTCCTCGAAGACCGCCGCCGAGAAATTGAGCGATACGAAAGGGAGTGTGAACGAATAGAACGCGCCGCGGAAGACGAGCGCCGCCGCAAATACGCCGTCAGCTACCAAGAGTACAAACGCCTGCTTGCCGCGTTTGCCGCAGAGCGCTTCGGGGACGACGAGGACAAAGCGAGGGAATATCTCGCCACACACCCCGAAGAATTTCAAAACTTCGCACACAGCGCGCTGGAAGACACACGAGCATAAGAATATCAAAACAATAAAGAAACGTCGGCAGGCGCGAAATAAACACGCAAAGCAAGAAAGTTTGGCGCGTATTTGGATTCTAAGATTCAAAAGTCCGACGGATAAGAACAAAAACACATCAGTATGAGCAAACGAAACAACAGCAAGACCGAAAAACAAGAGATCACACAAGAGCAATTACACGCGATGACCGAAGAGTGGCGCGCGGACAATAAAGATAAGCGCGCTGTTATGTTCTTCTCGTTATCAGAGAATGGGGAAATCTCTGCAGATGTACTTGGCATGCGCTGCAAATTGGATAAACTCCTTATTGAGGGAGTCCTTCCTGCTCTTCGGCAACTATATGGAGCGACGCCAATGCCGACAGTAGAGCAACCGCGCCCCTCGCTGTGGCAACGCATCCGCGATTGGTTCTTTCCGTTCAACATCAAGTAATCTTCAATAGAAATGAGAGATCTTTTGTTTAGAGCCCGTGACTATCACGGAATTTGGCGCTATGGCAATTTATGCCGTTACATAGATGACTCTATTCCGATGTGCAAGGCTGACGAATATTACACCATCAGACCGTATTATGCTGGCTGTGATGAAGAGGCAGTCGTTATCACCGAAACCATAGGGCAGCTCGTTTGGAAATCGAGCGATGGTGCTCACGAAGTCTGGGAAGGGGATATAATTGAAGGTCGAATCTTTAGAGGTGCCCGCCGCAATGTTTGCATGGTGGTTTGGGATATCAACTCCTTGTCCTTTCGCCTTCGCTGGCCAGGACAAATACAATACCGCTCAAAATATTCCTTCGTAGACTTCTTGGGAGACTTGTTTGCTGGAGGAGAAGGTGTCGTTATTGGCAACATCCACGACAATCCTCGTCTTTTTAATGAAGAAAAGAAGAAGGCCGAAGCCTTCAAAGAGACAGAATCGTAAAAACATCACTATGCAAGTAATCAAATTCCGCGGCCGCGCCATCGCCGACGACTCAATCGTTTACGGCGGCGTGTTGCAGTACGCCACCGCCTCCTTCATCGTTCAACCCGACACGCGCCACGCCGACGCAGCACCGCGCTGTATTGAGGTGCACCCCGATTCGGTGGAGCAATACATCAACGTGAAAACGGTGGTCGGAGAAGAGATCTACACCGGCGACGAGGTGTGCATAATAGCTGGCATCGGCAAAACGCCCTTCGGCATTGTTCGATACAACAATGAAAAGGCATCTTTCTACATAGACGGCGCGTATGAGTCTCCCCTTTTCTTTGAGCCCGTTTTCAAATACGTACTAAATCCTCAAACATCAAAACAATGACAGCAACAGAATACGAACAACAAGCCCGCCGTACCATTGCCGGCCACGCGGCAGAGAACATTACCTATCTTAGTTTTGGTTTGATGGCTGAGGCCGGTGAAGTGGCCGACAAGATAGCAAAGGCCGTGCGCCGCGGCGACATCGTAATCAACAACAACGAGATCGTGAGCTTTCGCGGCGATGCGTTCCGTCTCACCGGCGACATCGCGGACGAACTCGGGGACGTGCTTTGGTTCGTTGCAATGATGGCGCACCGTCTCGGCTTCAGCCTTGAAGAAGTGATGCGTCGCAATCTTGGCAAACTCGCCGACCGACAAAACCGCGGCGTGATTATCGGGGACGGCGATAAGCGATAGGAACGCAGTTACATCGTAGTTACATAGAAGAGCCCCGCGAATGCGGCAAATTCGTGTTCGCGGGGACTCTCACAGTTACATCACGGTTACATGAAACAATACATTGACCTACTCGACCACATCGTCAAGAACGGCGTGCACAAAGACGACCGAACGGGAACGGGGACGCGCTCCGTGTTCGGCTATCAAATGCGATTCAATCTCGCCAACGGATTCCCATTGCTCACCACGAAGAAACTACACTTCAAAAGCATTGTCTACGAGTTGCTGTGGTTCATTCGCGGAGATACGTACATCGATTACCTACACGAGCACGGCGTGCACATTTGGGATGAATGGGCGGACGAGTACGGAAGACTCGGCGAAATTTACGGCTATCAGTGGCGCAAGTGGCCTACTTCATACGGTGGGCACATTGACCAACTCGACCGCGTTGTGCGCGAAATCAAGACGAACCCCGACAGCCGCCGACTCGTAGTGAGCGCGTGGAATGTCGAAGCGCTCGACCGTATGGCGCTCCCTCCGTGCCACCTTCTCTTCCAGTTCTACGTGTGCGAAGGCCGTCTCTCGTTGCAACTCTACCAGCGAAGTGCCGACGTGTTCCTCGGCTTGCCTTTCAACATCGCTTCCTACGCGCTCCTCACGCACATGGTGGCGCAGATTTGCGACCTCGAAGTCGGCGATCTCATTATATCGATCGGCGACGCGCATCTTTACGTCGACCACATCGAGCAGGCGAACTTACAGCGCCACCGCACACCGCGTTTTCGCCCCACGTTGCGACTCAACCCCGAAGTGCGCGACCTCTATGCCTTCCGCTACGATGACATTACGCTCGAGGGCTACAATCCCCACCCACACATCAAGGCGAGAGTCTCAGTTTAGCAAGCGTTTGCCCCTCATTTCGGGGGCAACGCTTTGCGCGTTTATATACCAAATTGACACTGAGTGTCACAGATGTAAGATTTTTTCGTACCTTTGTCGTAACACAACACAGAACTATGGAACTAACAGAAATGCCACTCTCGCAGTTGAGCGAGAATGTGTCTAATCCCCGTACAATTACAGACACGAAACTTGAAAGGCTCGTCGAGTCGATTCTTGTCTTTCCGCTAATGCTTTCTCTTCGCCCGATAGTCGTTGATGAGAACAACGTGATTTTGGGCGGCAATATGCGTTTCCGCGCGCTTTCTCGCATCTCTTCGATGAAGTTCCCCTCGTTGAAGAAAACGTTGTCGGGGAGTGCCACATTCACGAAGAAAACGGAGTTTGAGCGTGAGTAGTTGCTGGACTATTGGCGCACTTGGTTACGTTCTCCCGTCGCTCCCGTGTCCACTGCCGCGTCTTTGTCTTCCGAAGAACGCCGCGAGTTCATCATCAAGGACAACGTCGGTTTCGGCGAATGGGACACAGATGCACTCTCGGACGATTGGTCGGATATTGATTTCGACGAATGGGGGTTGGATGGCCTTTGGGAGAACGAAGAGGAAGAGTTAGGAACGTCCGAACGTGTAAAAGACGGCGGTGCGGAAAACGGATCTCTCTACGATCGATTTATCATCCCTCCGTTTTCAATCCTCGATACACGCAAAGGGTATTGGCAGGCGAGGAAGAAAGTTTGGCGCGCACTGATCGGGGATATGGGCGAGAGCCGAAATGATCTTCACCTATCAAGAAACACACTTAAATACAAAGAAATCTACATGCGATCTAAGAAGCATCGCAAAGAACTTGGTATCACCTTTCAAGAGTACTTAGATAAGTATGTTTCCGACGAAGAGAAAAAACGAGCAGAAGAAGGGATAACTGCTGCCGGGGTCTCCCTTTTTGACCCCGTTTTGTCTGAGGTTATATGTCGTTGGTTTACTCCGCACAAGAAGGCAAAAATCTTCGATTGTTTTGCAGGCGACACACAAAAGGGATTGGTTTTTGGTAAGTGTGGGTATTCGTTTACGGGTATCGAACTACGAAAAGAGCAAGTCGACATCAATCGAAAGGCGCTCGAAAACTTGAATATCCCGGTCGAGTACATTTGTGACGACGGCCAAAACGTGGCGCAACATATCGAAGCCGAAAGTCAAGATCTTCTCTTTTCTTGTCCTCCGTATTTTGATATTGAAAAATACAGCGATCTCGAAAACGACGCAAGTAATCAAAAAACGTACGATGATTTTATAGGTATTCTCCGAAACGCTTTTACCTCCGCTATCGGCTGTTTGAAAAATAATCGTTTCGCCGTTGTCGTGGTAGGAGACGTGCGCGACAAGAGAACAGGGATATATTATGATTTTCCAGGAGACATAAAGCATATCTTCCGCCAAGGAGGAATGACGCTCTATAATGAAATGATCCTTGTTGAGTCATTGGCATCCGCAGCCATTCGTGCTCGTGGTCACATGGCCTCGAGGAAGACGGTTAAATGCCACCAAAATGTCCTCGTCTTCTACAAGGGAAATCCTCGCGAGATCACAAAGCATTTCCCTCCCATCGAATTGAGTAAAGAGGAGGAGGAAGTATTAGACGACCTTATTGCACAAACAACAGCCGTCGAAGAAGACGACTAACACACATACCTAAATCACACAAAACTATAAATCACGACTATGAGCTTACCCCAAGACCGCCGAAGACGGCAACTTAAAACCGCACGGCTCGACATCATTGCAGAACTATACAAACGAGGATACAGCCTGCGAAAAATAACAGAAGAGGTGAAACGACGGCTCAACATTCCGAAGCTCGCCGTATCGACCACATACAACGACGTGCAGACGCTGCTCAAAGAGTGGAGAGAAAGCCGTATCGAAAACATCGACCAAGCACTGCAACTCGAACTCGAACGCATCGACGACACCACTGCCGAACTCTGGGAACAGTGGGACAAGTCGAAAGAAGAAGCACAAAAGACCACCACCACACGAAGCGGACGAATCAAAGGGAAAGGGAATGCAGGCATCGAAACCGACGCCGTTTCAGAAAGCCGAACCAACGTCGGAGGACTCGGGAACCCTGCCTACATCGCCGAAATTCGACAGCAACTCATCGAACGCCGAAAACTCCTCGGCTTGTACGCCCCCGAAGCGCGACAAGTAAAAGGCGAAGTCACCGTGCATCGCCCACCGTGCGAGATGAGCACCGAGGAACTCGAAGCCGAAATCGCCGCACTCAAACTCGAGCGATAAAATGAATGAAGAAAGACTACACAATCTCGAGCGCGAAGTCCTGCGGCGAAAGGCTGTGGTGTCTTTCCCCCATTTCCTCGACTACACCGACCCAAATTACTCGCGACAATGGTTTCACACGCTCATTGCCGAGAAATGTCAAGATCTCCTGCTCGGAAGACTCGCGACCGACCGCCTTATGGTGTTCGTCCCACCGCAGCACGGGAAAGCACTCGAAGAGCACACCCCCGTTCTTACCACGCAAGGTTGGAAGACGCACGGCTCTTTACAGTCGGGGGACTATGTTTTCGGTGCGGACGGCCATCCACGTCGTGTGCTCGCTAATTCGGGAACATACCTTTGGCCGTGCCAACGCATCGAGTTTGCCGGTGGCGTGTCGCTGCTTGCCGCCCCACAGCACGAATGGCAGATCTACTCCGACCATGACGATCACAAGGGGAGAGTCCTCGAACGGGTGGAAACACAACAAATATTCGTTCGAAGACATAGGAGGAAACCTTACATTCCGGCCGACGCTGTTTTGCAGAACGCAGATACAGAACTCCCCTTTGACCCTTATATTCTCGGGTTGTGGCTCGGTGACGGCATCAAGAAACAAGGCACAATCGTTTCGGGGGATGAAGACATCGCCTACTATCGCTCGATTGCTTTGGGGCATATCACGTTGGCGAGCAAAAGATATTGGCGCATTCGCGTGGAAGGGCTATTCAAAGCCACACGTCTCCTCGGGCTGCGCCGCGAAAAACATATCCCGATGACCTATCTTTTGGCCGACGCGTCGTCTCGATGGGCTTTGTTGCAGGGGCTTATGGATTCCGACGGAACGTGCGACACACGAGGAAATTGCGAGTTTGCACAAAAACGAGGACGACTGGCCGAGGACGTTTATACACTTCTGCGCTCTCTTGGCATCAAAGCGAGAAAGCGCCACTATCGCGCCAAACTCTATGGCAAGGACTGCGGCGAAAAAACGCGCATCCTTTTCAATCCCGACCGAACGCAAACCATCTTTCGCAATCCTCGTAAGCAGAATCGCCTATCTAACAAGACCGCGAACGATCGCGACGACAAAAAGCGATTTTTCATCGAGCGTGTTGTGGACGTTGCACCCCGACGTGTGAATTGTATTGAAGTCGAAGGCGGAATGTATCTCGCAGGGCGTGATCTCATCCCCACGCACAACAGCGAGATCGTATCTCGCAAGTTCCCGGCGTGGGCTTTGGGCTACAATCCGAAGCTGAAAATCGTCGGCGTGTCCTATGCGGCAAATCTCGCACAAGGCTTTTCGCGTTCCATACAGCGCACGATCGACAGCCTCGAATACAAAGAGGTGTTCCCCGCCACGTTTCTCAATTCGCCGAACGTATCGACCGACGCAAAGCGCGGCTATCTGCGCAACATTGACATCTTCGAGACCGTCGGGCACGGGGGCTTTTATCGCGCCGTCGGTGTGGGCGGCGGTTTGACGGGTACGCCCGTCGATCTCGGCATCATCGACGACCCCGTGAAAGACGCACTCGAAGCCGCGTCGCAGACATATCGCGACCGCGTGTGGGAGTGGTACACCGACGTTTTTCTCACTCGTCTGCACAACAACTCGAAGCAGTGTCTGATTATGACGCGCTGGCACGAAGACGATCTCGCCGGGCGTTTGCTGCGCACCGAGCCCGAGAAGTGGACGGTGATCCGCATTCCCGCCATTCGCGAAGATATGGACTTCGCCGACGACCCGCGAGAAATCGGCGAGGCCTTGTGGGAGGAGAAGCACAGTGCCGAGCGTCTGCGCGAAGCTGAAAAACGCTCTCCACGCACTTTCGCCGCGCTCGATCAGCAGCGCCCCTCGGTCGAAGGCGGCAACATCATCAAGCGCGAATGGTTCGGCACGATCTCGCAAGCCGATTTTGCGCGCATCGCGAAGAAAGCCGCCCCGGTGTTCTTCATCGACACGGCCTACACAGACAAGACGACGAACGACCCGTCGGGCATTATCGCTACCTGCAAAGTGGGCAACGACCTCTACATCACCCACGGCCAAAAGATGCACATGAAGTTTCCCGACCTCCTGCGCTTTATCCCCTCTTATGTGGAGACGCACGGCTACACGTCGCGCAGTTCGATTCGCATCGAGCCGAAGGCAAACGGCCTTTCGGTCATCGATCAGTTGAAAGAGTCTACAGATTTGAACGTGACGAAAACCCCGACCCCGAAGGACAGTAAAGAAACGCGCTTGAACGCCGTTTCGCCGATTGTGGAGTGCGGCCGCGTTATTCTCGTCGACGGCGTGTGGACGGAGGGCTTCATCGAGGAGGTTTGCGGTTTTCCCTCGAAGCCGCACGACGAATATGTGGACGTGCTGTGCTACGCCATCGGGCATCACCTCGGCCACTCAAGCCGCGCAATCGACCGCGAGAGCATTGCGCGCATGGTATTCTAAAAACAGCATAGTTTTATATTGTGAAGCCCTCTTTCGTCGGGAGACGCGAGTGGGCAAAAGGCCGCGGAAAGCCGTGCACCGGCATTCGCTCGGAAGGGGCGACGCATCCCGAAGCGGTTCGATTCCGCTCGCGGCCGCGCATTTTGATCAAAAACAAGGGACGTTTCGCTCAAAAGTTGGGGCGTTTCGTCCGAAAGATCCCAAGATTTCAAACACAGAAGCTATGGATATTCGCGAAATCCTCGACTCTTCGATGACAGAAGACGAAAAAATCGCCGCTCTGAGTGAAAAGCAACTCAACATTCCGCCATGGAGCGGCCCTCTCGGGCTGGTCAGTGCCTACGACCCGAACCTTCACCCCGTGGCCGACAAAAGGCTTTATCCCGACATCATGACGGAACACGGCGTGCAGCCCGTTACGCGCATTACACTCGACTTCCAACGGCTTGCCGTTCGCCGTATGGCCGAATTGGTGTGCGGCATTCCCGTAAAACGTGTGTACAAGCCGACGAACGACAAGGAGAAGGAGGTGGCGACGTTCATCGAATCGGTATACGAGCGCAACCGCATCGACTCTTTGAACATCGAACGCTGTAATCTCCTCTTCTCCTGCTGCGAGGTGCTCACGCTTTGGTATGCCATCGAAGACCCCAACACGGCCTATGGGGTAAGAAGCCCGATCAAACTGCGGGCAAAGAATTTCGCCCCCTCGTTGGGCGATCGGCTCTTCCCTTACTTTGACGAATACGGCGACATGGCGGCAATGAGCGTTTCTTTCACCCGAAGGAAGGGGCGCGAGAATGTGCAGTATTTCGAGACGTTCACGGCCGACCGACACATTCGCTGGAGCAACTCGTCGGGCGAATGGGCGGTGGAGAGCGACGAGCGCATCACCCTCGGCAAGATACCGGCCATCTATATGCACCGCCCCTCGCCGATATGGGAGGACACGTCAAACACGATCTACGAAATCGAGTGGGCGCTGTCGCGCAACGGAAACTATCTGCGCAAGAACTCAAAACCGCTCTTCGGGGTGTTCTCCGACGAGATGATCGACTACGGGAAAGACGCGGACGGCCGTCGGGGTGCGAGCAGTGACGCGCTCGGCGTGCTGCAATTCCCGAAGGACAGCACGGCGCAATACATCACCTGGACGCAGCCGGTCGAAAATCTCAAGTTCTACATCGAGCAACTCCGCTCGCTCTTCTTCACCCAGTTGCAGCTCCCCGATTGGAGCTATGAGAAGATCAGCCAACAAGCCCTCTCGGGCGAGAGCCGCAAACAGATGTTCATCGACGCACATTTGAAGGTGAAAGACGAGAGCGGCCGTTTGCAAGAGTTCTTCGACCGCGAAATGAACGTGATTAAGGCCTTTGCCCGTGTAATCCTCGGTTCGGGCTACGCGTCGGCCGTCGATGCTTTGGCCGTCGAACATCTCATCACGCCCTTTGCCATCACGGACGAAGCCGACACGATTAAGAACCTCGTGGCCGCCAACGGGGGCAAGGCGATCATCTCACAGCGCGAGAGCGTGGAGCTCTACGGACACAGCAAGGACGTAGACCAGACGATGAAGGAAATTGCCGACGAGAACGCCGTCGACGTGTTCCACCCCGAATCGGGATTCTAACAACGAGAAACCATGCCGAAGAAACTAACGTACGAGCAGAAGCACCTCCGCAATCTCCTGCGGTTGGAAAAGCGTATCGACAAACTCTTTCAAGAAGCCGCCGCGCGTGTGGCGCACTTGTCGGAGAGCGTCGAGGGCTTTTCGGCCGACGACGTTTTCACGTTCGACAAATACCCCTATCTGCGTAACCGCGCCAACAAGCTGGTGGCGGAACTCAACAACGCCGTGGAGACTACAATCTTCGACGGCGTACGCTTGGAGTGGGATTTGGCAAATGAGAAAAACGATGCGCTCGCACGTTCAGTTCTCGGCTCGGCGGTGGAGCATCTCGACGGCACGACGCGCCGCCGATACTTCGCCACGAATGCCGGTGCGTGCGAAGCCTTTCTCGCGCGCCGCGAACGTGGGCTCAATCTTTCGGAGCGTGTGTGGAACTTGTCGAAGCAGTTTAAGGAGGAAATGGAAATGGGGCTGGATCTCGGTTTGCGCGACGGCGTTTCGGCCGTTGAGATGAGCCGCACGCTCCGCCGCTATCTTCAGAACCCGACGGCGTTATTTCGTCGTGTGCGCGATGAGCACGGCATTCTGCACCTTTCGCAACGCGCGGCGGCCTATCACCCCGGGCGCGGTGTCTATCGTTCGGCCTACAAGAACGCGCGGCGTTTGACGGCGACGGAGGTAAACATCGCCTATCGAACGGCCGACCATCTGCGCATGCAAGATCTTGATTTCGTCGTCGGGGTGGAGATCCAACTTTCGGAGAACCATACGTGCCTCGGGGCGGACGGCAAGCCGCATCGCTTTCACGACATTTGCGACGATCTGAAGGGGAAATATCCGAAGACGTTTAAGTTCACGGGCTGGCATCCGCATTGCCGTTGTTACGCCACGCCGATATTGAAGACGGAGGAGGAGTTCGACGCGGACACGCAGCGCATTCTTCAAGGCGAAGAGCCCACGGAGGGGAGCGAGAACGCGGTGGACGAGTTGCCCGACGAGTTCAAGGCGTGGGCGAAGGAGAACGAACCACGGCTCGAAGCGGCGAAAGCTCGCGGCACGCTCCCGTATTTCGTTCGCGACAACGATGCGCTCATCGGCGGTGCGTTTGCGCCGAAGAAAAAGACGCTCCTCGAAATTGCCGAGGAGCGCCATGCGAAGCGTACGAAAGAAGAGGAGGACGCGATCCGCCAACGCTGGGCGGCGCGTGCGAAGGCGAAAGAGGAAGATGGCGATGGGCGTTTCTCCTCCGTGATTGAGTCTCTGAAGAAACGGGGAGTGGAATACAACGACGTGAAGCCCCTTAAACAACAGCTGGAAGTCGATGAGATTATAGAAAAATTGGCGGGAGGGGACGAAACAGAAGGATCTTGTTCCTCACTCGCTCTCGCATACGTCGGGAATAGATCGGGATTTGATGTGTTGGATTTCCGTGGCGGAGCAAGTTGTGATTTCTTCTCGGAAGTACCCAATATTCGCAATATAGTCAAAGCGGTAGATGGTGTCGAAGTAAGAAATACCAATGACTACAAAGCGGCGAACGAGCTACTTCTGAAGATGACGGAAGGCAAAGAGTATTATTTCACCTGTGGAAGGCACGCCGTAATTATGAGAAAGAAGGACGGGGTATATGAGTATCTCGAAATGCAGTCATCAGACCCGAAAGAGAACGGATTCCAGAGGTTAACAGTTCAAAGCCTGAAGAAACGATTCAAGGCGCAGAAATCTTATACAACTTACAAGGTAAAATACGAGGTTTCGAGCTTTCTTGTCGATGTGGAAAGTCTAGGCAAATCGCCGGGGTACAGAAAACTCGTTGGCTACATTAATACGGCGAAGGATAAACAGAATAAAGGACAAACAGGGGGAAAGAAATAGACATTATGCCCCGAAGAACTTTTTCCAATAGGGGTTCTCTTTGTCGAAGATATTCTTTTCTTCGGGAGAAAGTTTTTGCGGATAGTCGGAGAAGAGGTTGTAAATCTTCTTTCGATCAAACGAGAAAAGATACCTCCCGATCTTGTCCACAGTGTTGACCCACCACACTTTATCTGATTTATTCTCTTTGTAAAAGTCGTATTTCATGGGGAAATGCAATTTGAGTAAAAAAGATAGTACGCAAAGTTACCCGATTTTGACCGCATTTTATCATCTAACAGCGTTAAAAATGCTCTAAAACGAGGGAAACGTACCGAAAGCGTACAAATACGTACAATTACGTTACATTTGGCGTGTTTTACCGAAGTATATGCCAATCAAAAAGAAAATACTACCTTTGTCGAAACACAAAAACTATAAATAGCATGCACAAAATAGCTTTGGACGCGCTGAAGACCCGATTTGAGGGGATCAGCGAATCCGTACTCGACAGAATGGCGAAGAAAATCGCCAAAACTGCCACCACCGCCGAAGAAGTAAAATCCACTGTGGAGGAGGTTACGATTCAGCAAATCATCGATGCCGAAGGCGACCGCCGCGCGACCGATGCTCAAAAGACCGCCGTGGCCAACTACGAGCGGAAACACGGATTGAAGGACGGAAAGACGATCGAGCCGTCCGACCCGAACGAGCCAACGGACACGCCCGACGCGAAAGACCCCGAAGACATGCCGCAATGGGCAAAAGCGCTCGTCGAGACGAATGCGAAACTGCAACAGCAACTCTCGGCGATGAGTTCGGAGCGCATCACGAACGACCGAAAACAACAACTCTCGGCCGTCGTCGAACAACTCCCCGAACATCTGCAAAAGCCCTACGCCCGTATGAAACTCGACGGCCTTTCGGACGAGGAGTTCAAAACGACGCTTGAAGACGTGAAAACCGAAGTCGGGGGGATCGTCGACAATCTCAAACAAAGCGGACTTGTCTTTGCCCGTCCTTTGGGTGGAGAAAGCAAGGGCGCTCAAGAACTCACGAAGGCGCAGCTGGAAGCAATCACGCATCGGGACGGCACAGCGTCGAAAGACGGTCAGCCGTTCTAAAAAAACACACCCTCACAGAACACAGAAAAAACTAAACCAAAATGGGTATGACAGTAAAACGGCGCAAAGACCAGGCGGTGTCTCGCGTCTTTGAGCACAAGGTAGCCGACATTTCGGGCGGCGTATCGGTCAAGACCTCGGAACTCGGCGGCGATTTCCTTTTTGAAGGCACGCCCCTCAGCGCTCCCGACGACGGCATTTGCCACGTCGTGAAGCAGGCCGTCGTATCGGCAAAGGTAGAAGCGTCGGGCACGGAGGTGAAAGTGAAGAAAGGCCACCACTTCAAGGTCGACGACGTGCTGCTCCTCAACGTGGGCGGCAAGGCTTCGAAGATTACGAAGATCGACACCTCGAAGAAAGAATCCGACACGTTGACGCTTTCGGCCGCTATCGGAGAAATCCCCGTGTTGTCTGTTGTCGCCGAAGCGAAGGTCGAAACGACAGGCGACGACGCGGAATTGAAACACATTCCCCTTTCCCTTTCGGGCACAGGTCGCCCCGTCGTGCAAGGTGATAACCTCGACACGGATGCGTGGACGATCGGCACGACACGCGGTGCTACGTTGCACCCCGACGTGGAAAAGCTCCTCAAGGGCATTGTCAACTATTAAATCTAAATTCCGATGATTACAGATACTTTGATTCAAGGGCTCACACAACAGATGGTGCAGGCTCGTGTCAACAGCGTCGACGTTCGTCCGTTTCAGTTCGCTACGCTCTTCCCCGTTCGCCGTGTCAACGGCTTTACGTGGAGTACGATCAGCAACCAACTCGGACGCAAGAACGTGGCCGCCGACATTCACTCGGACAACAGTACAACCGTGCGCAAGCGCCGCCCGATGTTCGAGAGTGCGAAGGGCGACATCCCGTTTATCTCGATCAGTCGAGAACTCACGCGCTCGGAGCTGAAGGAATACCAAGTGGCGCACGCTCTCGCCAAATCCCCCGACGCGGCGCAACTCGTGCAGTATTGGGGGGCTGATGTGGACTTCTGCTTCAACGGCGTGCAAAGCGAGTTGGAGTACATCGCGTTGAAACTCGTATCCAACGCCGGCACGCTCGCGTTCAACACCACGACGAACGCCACGATGGCGAACGAGTTCAACCTCGACTACGATGTTGACGAGGATCTCAAGATGAAGACCTCGACGAATTGGGGCGACGCGTCGAACGCCGACATTATCGGCGATTTGAGGGAAGCCGTAAAAGCCGCCCGCGAGAAGAATTTGCATCCGCGTTACGCCCTCGTAAACATGGAGACGTTCTACAAGATCTGCTCTTCGGCACAGATTATCAAGGCCTGCGCGTCGTTCGTAGCCAATGCCGTGGGCGTGGCTCAAACGCCGTCGCTCGAGCAGGTGAACAAAATGCTCTCCTCGCAGGCGTTTCTCTACGGCTTGCAGCTCCACGTGATCGATCAAAACATCACCCGAGAGTTCTCCGACGGCACGTTCACGTCGGGCAACCCGTTCGAGAACGACCGCGTCGTGCTTTGCGAAACGCTGATTCTCGGTTCGACCCAGTACGACGTGCTTGCCGAGCCGCATTTCGGTGGTATCCGCACGGAGCGTGCTCACACGGTAATCAAGAAGTACGGCGTGGATGATCCCTATTCAGAAGTAACGCTCGGGCAGTCCGACGCGATTCCCGTATTCGATACGGCATACCGCAACGTCTACCTCCGCACCGACGCCCAAGGCTGGTAACACAACGAAAGCCCGAAACGATGTATACAGTAGAACAAGCCCTTCGGGGCATATCTATGTACCCTCTGCCGAGTGCCACGCTTGACGGCGTGTGCATTCGACGCGGGCTTTCGCGTGATGCCGAAGCGACGACCGACGTTTTCCGAAGCGCCGCCTATCGTCTCGCCGAAGCCGACGTGCTAACGTGGCTCGCCGCCGCCCCGAACATCTCGCAAGGCGGACAAAACTACACGTTCAGCGACGAACAGCGCAAGGCGTATCGAGCACGAGCGGCCGCCATCTTTGAAGAACTCGGAGACCTCGCCGCGCCGTCGTCTAAATACGGATATAAAGGCAACAGTCTATGATTATTCCGAACGGACATTTGGCCGTGAAACGAAAGACGGCATCGGGCATTGACCCCGAGACGGGACACCCCGTGCGGTCGTCGGGCGAATACGTCGGAGAAATCCCGTGTCAATATGCCGCGGTGCACTACAATGCCCTCGGAACAACACACGGCGAACACTTCACCCCCTCGGCCTACACGGTGCTCATCGACGAGCAGCCCTTTGAGGGGGAGCAAGTCCGACTGACAGACCGCAACGGCCGACGCATCGGGGATTTCTCCGTTCAACGCATCGAACCACTCGAAGCCGTTTGCCAAATCCGCCTTTGGATCTAAACCAACACGAAGAAATGCCGGTAGTAGACCGAACAGACTACAACGCCGTCGAGCGTTATTTCGAATCGTTCCGCCAGAAGTACGAGCAAGCGTTCATTCGCACGCTCCAATACGTAGCACTTCGCGTCGTGACGACCGCCCGACGAAAGGGAAGCTATCTTGACCAAACGGGAAATCTCCGCAGCTCCGTCGGGGCGGTGATCGTGATCGACGGAAAGATTCGCTGGAGTACGAACTTCGAGCCCGCGAAATCGAAAAGCCGAAGCAGCCCGAAAGGCACATCCCAGACGACCGCAACGAAAAACGGCGGCTACGACGGCCGACGCTTTGCATCGGAACTCGCGAAGAAATACAGCAGCGGCGTTGCGCTTATCGTCGTCGCAGGTATGGACTACGCCGTACACGTTTCCAACCGCGGACGCGACGTGCTCGACAGCGCCACACTCGAAGCAAAGGATCTCGTTCCGACGATGCTCGCTAAACTATCATCGAACAAAAGAACCTAACCATGGCGAAGACCTCCCGACAAGTACAAGGGGACGTTTACCGCAAACTTCGCAAAAGCCCGATCGCCGAAGTGATCACCGGCGGCGTGTATCGCGAAGGACAGCGCCCGAGAGACAGTCCCAAAGAAGATGCCGTGGTGATCTTCACCGCAGGAACTACGGGCGAAATCCAACGGGGCGTTGTGACGATAAACATTTTCGTCCCCGATATTGACCCGTACGACAACGGCGTGCTGACCGAAGACAGCGCCCGAACGGAGGAAATAGAACGCGCCGCACAACGATGGGTGGATTCACTCTCAACGCGCGACTCGAACTATCGATTCCGATTACAGCAGACGATCGCCACCGACGAAGCACCCGAGCTACACGAACATTTCATCGTCGTACGGCTCGAATACGACTTCTTCGGAGACGATGACACAGACTAAACACACACATTAACCACACAAAAACACAGAACTATGGCAGTATTGACATGGGGCATCGGAAGCTTAGAGTCCACGGTGTCCGAAAATGGAGCGCCAAAAACAGGATCTCCGTGGAAAAAGCTGGATCTCCCCACACAAGACTCCCTCAGGGTCGAGACCAAAGAAGGGGAAACCATTGAAGCGAAGGACGAGGCCGGGAACATCGTCGACAGCAGAACCTCGCCTTCGTCTTATGAAATCACCTTTGATTTGTTTGTAAAGAAGGGCGTCGCTCTTCCATTCGACGACAAAGACGGTATCATCGGAGGAGAACATGCGTTCCGCTACATCCCCGAAGACCCGACGTGTCAAGGTTGGCAGGCAGATAGAACCACAGTGTCCTCGTCGATCTTGTTCTCCACGAAGGAGGGCGCAAAGTACAGATACAAGGTAAAGGTTCTCAAACCGAAGACCGGCAACGCTTTCAAAATGCAGGTCATCTCCTAAACCTCAAACACGAGAAATGCACAGGCGCGCAGGGAAGGGCACTCGGGTATGTGAGGGCTACGAGTGCAGGTGGTTCGATTCCACCTCGCGCCCCTAAACAACTGATAAAAAACGCAAATGTCTAAAACACAAGAACAAAAGGTTGCGGCCGCAGTATTGCAGACCCCGACGAAGATAAAGGTGGGCGGCACGACGTACGAAGTCGAACCGCCCACTCTCGCAACATTGATCACCGTTTCCGAGATCGTGTCCGCGTTACCCACTCCCCCCGATGAAGGGGGCTCGGATTTCATCACCGCGAGTTTGGCTTATGCCGCATCGTGTAAGCCCCTCGGGTTGCTTGCCGCCACGTTGATCCTCGGCGCACGTGTGGCGAAGGAGAAAGCCGATGTTTCCCCCTTTGCACGCATCAAGCGTTGGTTCGGGATGAAGGGTACGGAGGAACGTACACGCGGCGAAGTCCTCGGCGAAGAGATCCTCGAGCACTGCACGGCAAAGGAGGTGCAAGCGATTGTGGCCGACACGCTGAAGCAGATGGAGATCGCAAGTTTTTTCGCGCTTACCACTTTCCTGAAAAACGTCAATCTTCTCAGACCGACGAAAGTGGAGAGCGAAACGACAGCGTCTGGGCAATCATCGGAGGAGTAGTCAAGGGGTTTAACCTCTCGCTCAACTACGTGCTCTACGAATTGAGCTACACGAACCTAATAATGCTCGGGGCGGCTCTTCCGTCCTACGACACGGACAAGGACGAGAAGGGCAAAGACGACGATGTAATCGACGCGAGCGACCCCGCGAATCAAGCACGAGTGCGAGAGCTACTCGGCATAACATAACGAACCATGGATCAAGAAACCGGAAGACTTTATTTTGACGTTCTGCTGAACGACGAATCACTACAACAAGGGCTGCAACGCTCTCGGGAATCGTTCCGTAGCTTAGGCGAAACGGCCAACGCCGAACTGCAAAGCATGGACGGCTTTATGGCAAAGGCTGCGCAAACGGCCGCAGGCTTGTTCGCCGCCGACAAGTTGAAAGACTTTGCGTCGGCCATCGCCACGGTGCGCGGCGAATATCAGCAGCTCGAGATCGCGTTTGAAACGATGCTCGGCAGCAAATCGCAGGCCGACGCACTGATGGCGCAACTCATCGACACGGCCGCCACTACGCCGTTCGAGATGAAGGAAATTGCCGAGTCTTCGAAAATGCTCCTCGCATACGGCATGGCCGCCGACGAAGTGAACGGCACGCTGATTCGTCTCGGCGACATCGCCGCTGGTTTGTCAATCCCGATTAAAGACCTCGCATTCCTCTATGGTACGACCATGGTGCAGGGGCGCTTGTACACACAAGACCTCAATCAGTTCCTCGGCCGTGGTATTCCCCTCGCCGACGAACTCGCCAAGCAGTTCGGCAAGAACAAGAGCGAGGTGAAGAAACTTGTCGAAGAGGGCAAGATCGGTTTCCCCGAAGTGCAGAAGGCCATCGAAGCGTTGACGAACGAGGGCAGCAAGTTCGGCGGCTTGATGGAAGCGCAGTCGAAGACGATCAAAGGACAAAAGTCGAACATCGAGGACGCGTGGGAGCAGATGATGAACGAGATCGGGCGAAGCCAAGAGGAGAACATCTCGGGGGCGCTCGACATCACGGGCAAACTCATCGAGAACTGGAAGACGATCGGGAAGGTGCTGCTCTATGTGATTTCGATTTACGGCGCATATAAGGCGGCGACGATGCTTGCAGCCATAGCAACACGAATCAATGCCGCGGCGGCGCAGAATATGGCCTACCAGCAGAAGCTCGCCGCGATGCAGGGTGTCGTGTTGACGAATGCGCAGGCGGGAATGGCGGCGGCAACTTCCACGGCGCGATACGCGTTTGAGTCTTTGAAAACGGCCTTTATGTCAAACCCATTCGGGATGCTCGCCACAGCGATTACGACCGTCATCTCGGCGATCGTCATCTTCCGAAAAGAAGTCGACGAAACGACCCAAATGTCCGAGCGATTCGGCGAGAGCGCGGCGAAGTCTATCCAGCAGGTCGACATGCTCGGCACAGCGCTAATGGGGCTGGACGAAGGCACGGGCGTGTACAAGAAGACGATGGACGAACTCAACACCATTCTCGAAGAGTACGGTATCACGCAGATTAAGGAGGGCGACAACATCGACTCTATCAACGAGAAGCGCAAGCAGGCGATTGAGCTTATCAAGGAGGAGGGTGTGGAACGCCAGCGACTGAACGCGATACAGACGGCGAACGACGAGTACGAAAAAGCAATAGAAGAGAGAAGAAAAGAGGTTGCTGCCATATTCAAAAAGGTAGATATGGCTTATTCGGGGAAAGGCGAAAACTTCCGAATGGACAATTCGGGATGGATGAAGAGGCATGCAGAAACACTCTCTACTATTTATATCGAACTTCTACGCAAAAACGTCGGAAAGGGGAAGGAGGAAATTGATCGTCTATTCAGAGTGCACCTCGCCGAAATGAAGAAGAAAGGCAAAGAGGTACCGGACGCCATAATCTCGGGTCGATGGGAGAGCCGTTGGGGGTATAATGCAAGTAATGCGCTAAAGGAACAGTCCGAAGCAATCAATGAATTAAACGAAGGACGAAAGAATAGCATCGAGTTGATCAATGTCAGCGCAAAAGCAGCAAAGGAGGAGGGAGAAGCCCACATGACCTCCGCCGAGCGCATCGAAGCAGGAGCGCGGAAGATTCTCAACGCAAGCAAGACGGCGGACGAACTCTACAAGAACGTATCCAAAATCGTCAAAGACTTTTCGGATAACACGCTCAATTTCCACATCAACGTCGACGGCGAGATTCCGCAGTGGATGCTCAATATGGACTTGGAAGCATTGAAACAAAACGGAGCCAAGTTCGTGAGTGCCGCGGAAGAAGCAAGAAGAAGTGGAAAAAAGGAGTTTTATGTGTACGGCAAAACCTTTAAGACGGAAGAAGGCTTACAACACGGCGTGACCTATACACGCGCCGCACAAGAGAAGGAAGCCCGTCAAGAAGCCGCCCGAAAGAAGGCCGAGGAAGACCGCAAACAAGCGGCCAAAGACGCAAAGGCCGAAGCCAAGCGAAGAGCGAAAGCAGCAGCCGATGCCCGAAAGAAAGCCGAAGAGGAGCGCAGGCGCATCACACTCGAAAAGCACGACCTCGAAAAGGAAATCGAGAAGTACAAGGACTCGGTCATCGAGAAGGAATACGAAAGCAGTCTCGAAATTCGCCAAAACACAATCAACCTCCTCGAAGACGGGTACGAGAAGGAGCGCCAACAGATAGAACTCAACTACGAACGCCTGCTCTACGAGAACAAGAAGCGTTCGGACGCGATGGTCGAAGCCATCAAAGAGAACAAAATGCGCGAATGGAAAGTCGCGAACCCGAAGGCGACGAAAGAGCAAGAGAACGCATATCGCGACAAGCTCGACCTCAACGTGACGAAGAAAGACCTCGATCCTTCACAAAGAGCGATGCTCGCGCAATACGAGAGCGTAGCCGACAAGACGAAAGTGAAGGCCGCGCAGGATCTCTACACACGCTCGATCGAAGGTTTCCAAGACTACGACACACGACGCGCGAAGATCGCGGAAGAGGGGGCAAAGAAGCGCGAAGAAATCGAACGCACGCACGCTGACTACATCAAGGCGCTAAACGAAGAAGTGACAAAGGCGAAGGCCGACAAGCAGACCGCCCTCGACCACTTCGACGCCGAAGCCCACACCGCGGCCGAACAACGCGAAAAGGAAGCCCTCGCCAAACTCGAACAAATCGGCGACTCGAAGGAACGCGCCCTCGCCGAATCGAAGCAAAAGCAGGAGAAGGACATCAAGGCCGTGAACGACGAGGAGATCGAAAACTTGCAGAAAACCTCCGCACTCTTCGTTAAACTCTTCGGCGACGCATCGGAGAAGAGCCGAAAGGAACTGCGCGGCGTGATCACCGAAACCGAGAACCTCTTGAGCTATCTACGAAGCACCGACGACAAAGACCTCGTCGCATCGTTCGGCTTTTCGGAGAAGCAACTGCACAACCTCAAACAATCGCCCGAGAAACTAAAGGACATCACCGAGCAACTCAAGCGGTTGAAGGATGCGGCGAAGGACGGAAACCCGTTCGGCGAACTTGCAGACGCGATTAACGACGTATTCAAGAAGGCCGAGAAGGGCGAAAACCTTAAGCCCCTCGAGGTGCGTTTGAAACGATTGGGGGCATCCACCGCCGAAGCCGCCGATGAGATCGGGAAAATCGCGGCGAAACTCGCTGCACTCTTCGAAGCAGCGGGCAGTCAGAACATGGCCGAACAAGCCGAAGGGCTGATGAACGCGATGAGCACCGTGTCGAACATCGGAAAGGGCTTTGCGCAAGGCGGCATTGTCGGGGCGATTGAAGCCGGGGCAATGGAGGTACTCGGTTACGTGACGAAAGCCTTTCAAGCGGCCGCCGTACACAAGAAGGCGCTGCTCGACATTCAGAAGCAAATCAACGACCAGCAGCTGCAATACAACGAACTCCTCCGCGTCGAACAGCGCGAAGCCCGCGACCTCGAAACGATCTTCGGTTCGGACAAGTTGACGAAGGCGCGTCGATCCCTCCTCCTCGCAAAGGACTGGGAGGACGATATCAAGCGAAGCATCAAGGGCGATATTAAGACGCTCGCCGACTATCGCTTTGAACTCGAAAAGAAAATGCAATGGCAAGGCGGACGCCTACTCGTCGACACGAAGACCGAGGGAGACAACTATGGGCTGGGCATGTTCAGCGTCAAGACCGGCCACGCCAAATCGGGGTTCTTCGGTTTGGGAAAGGGGCGCGACTTGTATAGCGGTTTGACACAGATTGCCGAATACAAAGACCTCGTCAAAGCCAACGGCCACCTCAATCTCGAACTTGCCAAGAGCATCGCGGCGACCCGAGAGTTTGAGGGCGACGGCAAGAAAGCGTTCGAAGCGCTCATCAAGAAGGAGGAAGACTTCGAAGCGGCGCTCAAACAGATGGACGACTATCTCGGCGGCCTTTTCGGCAACTATGCGTCGGACATTATGGACGCGGTGGTCGACGCTTTCGAACGCGGCACAGACGCGGCCGAAGCCTTCGGCGACGTGACGAAGAAGGTGATGCGCAATGTGGCAAAGGACATGGTGCAAGCAGCCGTTCTTCAGCCCGTCATTCAGAAACAATCCGAGTTGGTGAAACAAGCCTTTGCAAGTGGAAACCGCGAAGAGTACATCAAAGCATTAGGCGAAGCGTCCAGAGCATTTGCCGACGTGCAGAAGGTTGCACAGGAGGAATACAAGAACATGGCCGATATTTTCAAGAAGAACGGCAACGACCTCACCGCCGACAGCGCCGCAAGCCGTGAAGCATCGCAAAAGGGCATCGCCACCGCATCGCAGGACTCCGTCGACGAACTCAACGGACGAATGACCGCCGTGCAAGGCCACACGTTCGACATCGCCGAGAACACACGAATGCTCCTCGCCACGACAAACGAAATCTTGAAGGGCGTGGTTGGCATCGAACGCAACACGGGCAACGTCCACACGCGCCTTTCGGTCGTCGAGCAGCACTTGAAATCCGTTAAAGACACCGTCGGAGACATCGCCCTCAAAGGAATTAAAATCAAGCAATGAACACATTAGACTATTCAGATCGGCTCTATATCGGCGTGGCGGACGTTCTGGAATACTCCTACGTCTGCACGGCATTCGGGGGCTTTGACGAACTGATCGCCTTTCCGCCGTTGAAGACCCCGCCCGCGAACGATTGGCACGAAGAGCGCGGTTTCGACCCCGATCTCTCCGACCCCGTGCTCGACACGCGCGAGGTAACGCTGAGACTCTCCGCCACCGGTCAATGGGACTACGAAGGCACCATCGGAATGCTCGAAGTGTCTCCCGTTATTGACGTGCGCGCCCCGAGCATCGGACGTTCCTGGTCGCTGCGTTTCATCGCGCCCACCGGCGGCGCCAACGCATCGACCTTCGGGCTCAAATTCGCCGACGACACCCCGATGCAGGGCTACACGTACCAGCCCCCCAATGCCGAGAAGGAGCGCGAGTGGATTTTGAGCACCTCTCGGCGCGATGATTTCGTGATCACCGAAAGCCCGAAACGCTCCTTTGCCGACTACGGCGCCCGCGTTCTCGGCGACGTGGTCGACGAAATGGAGCGGCGCAACGAAGTGAAGACCGGATTACTCCGCAAGTTTTCGACAAAACCGGGGGCGTTTTACGATAAAGCAGCCTTGTTTTTCGAAAAAGGCGGCGACCGTCAAGTGCAACTCCTGATGCGCGCCGACACCCTCGCCGAACTTTGGCGAAATTACGACGCGCTGCTCTTCGACCTCATCCGCCCCGGTGCGCGACGATACAAGGAAGCGCCGTTTTATTACAGCTCGTGCCGCGTCGACAAGTTCATTCCCGACGAGCCGCGGCCGTGGCTGCAATTCACCCTCACTCTCACATTCTACGAAGGTAGTTCCGAAAAATCTTACTACGAATTATGATCATCTATTCCCCCGCGGGCGAAACGCTCCTCGACGTGATGCCCGACGACAACTCCTATCGCCACCGCGCGATTATGGGCGACAATGCGCTCACGCTCTATTTCTCCCTCGCACAGCACGTCGAAATTCCCGTCGGCGCGTATTGCGAACACGGCGGCGAGCGCTACACGTTGATGCGCCCCGAAGCCCTCAAAATGCAACACACGCGGCATTTCGACTACACCATCGAACTCGAAGGAGAGCAGGGCAAGATGTCGATTTGGAAATTCCGCAACCCGATAGACGGGCGTCTGCGTTTCTCGCTGACCGCGCGCCCGAAGGAACACCTGCAAATGCTCGTCGACAACCTCAACCGCCGCGACACAGGGTGGACGGTGGGCGAATGTATCGAGAGCGCCGAGCGTGTTGTGAACTACGAACACGCCTTTTGCCGCGATGCCCTCGCGCTGATGGCAAAAGCATTCGACACGGAATACGAGATCGTGGGGAAACGCATCTCGCTCGGTGCCGTGGAACACGACCGCGCCAACGCCCTGCCGCTTTCCTACGGCAAGGGCAACGGCTTTGTGTCGGGGGTGGCGCGAACGAATGGAGAAGACAGCGTCCCGACCGAAATTCTCTACGTGCAAGGGGGCGAACGCAACATCGACCGCTCGAAGTACGGCGCGAGCACGCTGCATTTGCCCGTAAATGCCACCATAGGCTTCGACGGAGCGCGTTTTGAGGGCGAAACGGGCTACGATGCCCGAAAGGCGCGCCGCTATCGCACAGACGAAAAGGGCTTTGCCCTGCAACGTGCCGACCGCCCCCTTTCGTCGAAGGCCGAGGACAGCGTCGATTTGACGGATATCTATCCGAGCCGCGTCGGAACGGTGGCCGAGGTGATCACGGCGAACGAGAAAAACCACTTCTACGACTTCACCGACCCAACGATTCCCGAGACGCTCGACTTCGAGAAATGCTTGATCGCAGGCGAGAAGATGACCGTTATCTTCCAAAGCGGCATGCTCTCGGGACGCGAGTTTGAGGTGAAATACGCCCACGCGGCATCGGGAAAGAAGGCACGCCGCTTTGAAATTGTGCCGCAAGAAGTCGACGGACAGACAATGCCGGGGGGCGCGTTCGTTCCCCGCGTTGGCAACAAGTACGCCGTCTTTCATTGTATGCTCCCCCAAGCCTACATCAACGACACGGCCACGCGTTCGGGGGCGGAATGGGACTTGCTGCGCAAAGCGGTGAAACATCTGTACAGCCACGAAGACCCGAAGTTTTCATTCACCGGCACACTCGACGGCATTTGGGCGAAGCGCAACTGGGAGAACGTGGGCGGCCGCTTGAAGATCGGGGCGTTCATTCTCTTCTCCGACCAGCAGTTTCAACCCGAGGGCGTGGCCGTGCGCATTGTCGGCATCAAGGACTACATCAACACACCGCATTCGCCCGAAATCGAACTCTCGAACGCGCCCGTGTCGTCTTCGTTCGGCACGACGCTCAAGGCGCTGGAGAGTGCGGCCGTGGCCGTCGAGGAGAAACACCGCGAAGCGTTGCAATACAGCAAGCGCCGATTCCGCGACGCGCAGGAGACGGCCGAAATGATCGGGGCGGCGCTTTCCGATCGGTTCACTAATGCCATAAGCCCTGCGGCCGTGCAAACGATGTCACTCCTCGTAGGCGACGAAAGTCTGCAATTCCGATTTGTGGGCAGCCGTACGAACCCGACGGCCGTTCCCCACGCCGTGACCTACAACGCGAAGACAAAGACGGTGAACGTGGCGAGCGGCATCTTGCAGCACCTCACCCTCGGTATTCGCACGGTGAGCGCCAAGCATAGCCCCTCGGAGTATCGCTTTTGGGACGTGGCGGCATTCACGAGCGGACGACTTGACGACGCGGCGAAGAAGTACTATCTCTATGTTCGCGCCCCTCGCAACGGCAACCGCGCGGAGTTTATGCTGAAGGAATCGCCCGTCGGTTTCGAGAGCGACGCGGCGAACTATCATCTTTTGGTCGGGGTGCTCAACAGCGAGTATGACGGCGACCGCAGTTTCGCGCCTTTGTACGGATTTTCAGAGGTGCTCCCGGGACGTATCACCACAGATCGTGTGGCCACGTCGGACGGCCGTTCGTTCTTTGATCTCGCGGCGGGTGAAATGCGGCTCGGCGATTCGTTGGTTTATCAGAACGGGCGTTTGTCACTTCGCGGCACGTTGGTACAGAACGAGGGCGGCGTCACTTCGCCGTTGGCTTGTTATCGCGGTGAATGGAACGCCACGACGACGTACTACAACGGTGACGAGGTGCGCCACACGGACGCGGAGGGTGTGGTTTCTACCTATCGCTACATCGGCGAGCGCCCCTCTTCGGGTGCTCCGCTGACGGACAAAACGAAGTGGACGATTTCAGCATCGGGCGTGAAGGGCAAGAACGGCGACGCGGGTAAGAGCGCACCGCCGACGGGGGCAAACCTCATCGACGGCACGAGCTTTCGGAATATGGAAGACGTGCGAAATTGGAAAGACTTCGAGCGCTTTGCTTTCAATCAGTCGCAAGAAGACAAGGTGCACCCTTTGGCACAAGCCGTAGGTGCACATAAAAACGAAACGTGGATACAAGGTCTCTTGTATATCGCAAGTTTGTTGCGCCCTAATACGACCTACACGCTTTCGGTCTATTCAAAAGGCGCACCGGGAATGTTGGTGCTTTGGCATCTTTCTGCTTCCGCAAATCGAAATACACCTTGCACGAATGCCGATACGAATAAGTGGACGCGGTACACTTATACCTTCACGACCCCGGACACCATACCCGAAGGGGTGAGAATTATGCTGCGTTGTATGGATCACAACGCTAAAACCTACTTTTCCGCATTGAAGTTGGAAGAAGGCGAAACGGCGACCCCGTGGTGCTTATCCGAAAACGATAAAATGGCAACACCGGCGGCGAATCCGAATCTTTGGCACTGCACGGATTATGTGACGCGCCCACACTTCACTAAGGGATATTTAGATGGGAAAACCTATGCAAGAATTTTGCCCGGTGGCATTGATCGCGATAACTATTTCCATGTAGATGGGAACGGTGAAGAGCGATATTCGCACGTATGGTGGGAAAAATTCGGAGATCTTTATCCCCGCGGTACGTGGTACACGTTCTCTTTCAAATGTCGAGGTAGCGGCAATGCATATTTTGCTTGTTATCCAATGGGGGGAAAGCAACAATACTTTTTCCCACGTATTAAGCGAAACGGGGTTTTACAAGTCTGGGGAAAACAAACCACTTTGAGCATTTCTCTTACTGATGAGTGGACGACTTATTCATTGAGCGTGTTCTACGACGCACCCGAAGATGATTTGCCGAAGAACCTATGGGCGTTTTTCAAACTGTACAAAAGCGAGGGAAACTATCTGGACATTTGCCACCCGAAGATGGAGACGGGCGAGTTCGCCACGCCGTGGTGCTTGTCGGAGATGGACAAGAAAGGCGACCCCGGCAAGAGCAGCTACACGCACGTAGCATATTCCAACAGTCCAAACGGCAATCCGTGTACACTCGACCCAAAGGGCGAAAAATTCGCCTATCTCGGAACCTACACAGACGAGAACGAGGATGCATCGACAGACCCCGCGCGCTACGTTTGGGCAAAGGTGCAGGGCGACGCTGGGAGCACAAGCTACATACACATGGCTTATGCCAACAGCGACGACGGCAAGAAAGACTTCACCTTGGAAGAAGACCTCGGGCGAAACGCTGTAGAGGATTTCCGCTACTTCGGTATCTACTCCGATTTCGACGAGATCGCAAGCCATACCTACAGTGATTATACGTGGACGCAGCTGCGAGGAGCGGATGGACTTGCACCGAACCCGAATTTGCTCGACGGCACAAACTTTGAAAGCCGCGTGCCATGGGCGACGTTCAACGTATCAGAAAGTGCTTACTCGTTCAAGGGGAAACCTGCTCAGTTCGGGAATAGTCAACTTGCAGAGGGGCAATTCAAAGACCTACTCGTGCAAGAGATTACCTCCGTCTTGAAAGTGGGACAAACCTATACCTTCTCCGCGTGGATGCAAGCCCGTGGGACATTGACGTGGATATTCTCGGGAGTAGAGTTCGCCGAAGCTCCGAAAGTGAACGGCGTGCAAACGGGTAATGCGAGCGGTGCGGGTGAAATCCCCGAGAACAAGAAGTCGTGGGAGTACGAGAAAGTGACAGTTTCGTTCAAAGTGAAGACGATCACCTCTCCGAGACAGTACTTCTATATCCGCTCTTGGGGACGTTCTTCGGCAAACATTGTAGATCCGAAGTTAGAAGTAGGAGCGATAGACACCCCGTGGTGTTCCTCCGAGCGTGATCTTCGCGCCGATTACCGCGAACTGCGCTTTGCCGTGAACGGATCGCCCACGCAACCGCCTGCGATTTCTTCCGATAGACGAACACCCGACGGGTGGAACATCGCGCAGCCCGTTGTTGGAGTCGGGCAATACCTGTGGATGACCTCTGCAACGGTGAGCCGCTACGAAACGGCGTTACTCGACCGCTGGAGTACGCCGACGCGCATAACGCCCGAAGACGGAAAGAACGGCCGCGACGGCGAAGCCCCTGCTATGGTGTATCGTGGCGTATGGGACGCGTCAAAAGAGTATTACGGCACAACGCACCGCCGTGATGCTGTATTTTACAACGGGGCGTACTACATTGCGAGAACCGATGCCGATACGTTCCGCGGTGTTGTCCCGACCGAGATATCGAAGTGGAACGACTTCGGCGCAAGTTTCGAGAGCGTGGCCACACAGTTGTTGCTCGCCGAGCACGCGAATGTGGGGCGCTGGATCTTGAGCGACGGCAATCTGGTTTCGGATTTAGTCGACACGCAGACGCACATCAAACTGAACGCACGGGACAACGAGATATGGTTGCATTCGGCAGCCGTTGATTTCGCCCCCACAGATGTGCAAAATGTAACGGGAGACATTGTATTGGCGGCTCGGTCGGGAGGTCTCGGGACTTCTTTTTCATTCCGAAAGAATACAAATACGTACAACGCACGAACCTTTCTATCTTGGCGGGGCGTATCGGCCGACATTGACCACGTCCCCGACCCGAGCGCCCCCCGCGATCAAAGACGCGAAGCAATTTCGGGACGAATGACATGTGACGACAAAGGAATTGCGGTCGGCGTTTCGGGAATTGCGATAAATCAAGGGGAGGGCGAAGCGTTCGGCGGGTATTTCGTCAATCTAAAAGCCCTCGGTCTTGTCGTTGGTTTGAAGCGTGTAGGCGAACAAAACAATAACGCCGTGTCGCTCAACTTGTCGGATACACGCGTCGTCGGGCTGCACGACAACTTCGGGAACGTCGACGTGCGGTTGCCTGCGAAGGCTTCCGAAGGCCAAACAATCGTCTTCACACAAGTAGGGCGCGGCACGATGAAGATTCTCCCTCCCGTTGGAGAGTCGAACCACCGATTCGGTAACTACTCCGAGCGCATTCTTTCTGAGTGTAGCGTCAATCGAAGTAAAACAGTTCGCCTCACGCTCCTCCGAAACGTCAACATCGGGAACGAGCGTGGCATCCATCTTTGGATCGTAGAAGAATAACCCTCACAGAAACTAAATATGAAATGCGAAATGCAAGAAGTTCTAATCCGTTATGCTGAACAGCATCTTTACTTACACATTGTCCTCATCACCCTTTGTGCCGCCGCGATTCTCGTTGCGATGGGCGTCGATCTCTTTTTCGGTATTCGCAAGGCACACGAACGCGGACAGCCCACGACATCGCGGGGGCTGAAGATGACAAGCCGAAAGGCCGTGAAATATCTTGTCCCGTTCCTCGTCCTTACACTCATCGACATTATCGGCACAGCGGTCTTTTCCGCTCCCTACCTTTCGATGGCGTGGGCTGGCTACTGCTTGCTCTGCGAGTTCAAGAGCGTACGCGAAAAGGCTTGGGAGAAAGAGGAAATCGACAAACAAAATAGAATCGTACAAACGACGATTGCGGAGGGCGATTTGGAGAAAGCGGCGAAGAAATTTGTAACGGCATTCTTTGCCGAAGCCGAGCGACAAGGCTTGCCCGTAAATTCACAAGATCATGTACCCGAAAACGCAGAACAATGACCATGAGCGACGTATCATGTACCCGAAACCGTGAAATCGGGTATATGAGAAACGTCTATTTGAAACAAAACGCACTACTAAACCACCAAAATAATACGAAAATGCAAATCCTTATTCAACGCCACGCCCTAAAGGAGGGCTACACCATCGGACGCATGGAAATCAACGGCCGATACTTTTGCGACACACTCGAAGACACCGACCGCGGTTTGTCGGGAGAGATGTCAGAAGACGAAATCGCCGCGCTCAAAGTGAAGGGCGCGACCGCCATCCCCACCGGCACGTATCGCATCGACATGCAGACGCGCTCCCCGCGCTTCGGCCGTGTCCTCCCTCGGCTTCTCCGCGTGAAAGGCTACGCCGGTGTATTGATCCACAACGGTAACACGGCCGCCGACACCGAGGGCTGCATCCTCGTGGGCGAAAACCGCGAACGCGGCAAAGTGCTCAACAGCCGCGCAACGCTTGAACTCCTGCTTGTCCTCCTCCGCGAAGCACAAGCCGAGGGCGAAGAAATCGAACTTGTCATCACACGTTCCGCGACCAACTGACGAGCATTCCTCGGTAGTTCGCCCCCGCGCGTCGATTCTTTTCGTTTAGCGGGATAAGCCCGCCGACCTTTCCGAGGAAGTCCTCGAAATGGGAGTCCCGATAAAACGAACTCACAAGGATTTCTTATAAGTTCAAATGCGTAGCGTCGATTCTTTCCAAAAATCGGGAAATTGGAAAGAAATCATCTGATTTCGGGCGACAAGGGCACGCAAGGCGTTCCAAATCGCTCTAATCCTTTCCAAATCTCGCTAAATTGGAAAGAATCGACCGCAAGCGCAAATACGTTTTACTCTCAAATCTTCATCAAATGAATAAGAATGCCCCCTCTCCGATGCCCAACGATTGGCTGTTTCTTTTGCTCGTTGCGCTTGGCGCAGTGTGTTTCTCCGTCGTCTTGACGCTACTTGCAAGCTGCACGACGACACGAATTGTAGAACGCCGCACCACGCGCACCGACACCCTCCGCATTGTGCAGCGCGACACCCTCCGCGAACTGAGCACCGTGTACGATAGCGTTTTTCTCCACGACAGCGTCTATTTTGATGGCAATACACTCGTGAAGGAGCGCAACCGCGACCGCCGGCACGTTCGCCGCGACACGAGCTGGCGTTCGCGCGTGGACGATCGGAGCGCGTCCACCCACTCCACGGAATCACACAAAGAGAAGACGGCAACCGCCCCGTGGTGGTACGACTGGCGGCTGTGGGCTCTTATCGGTGTTGTCACGTCGTTTATCGTTCTCAGGCATGTGTTGCGGAGATAAAGAAAAATCTGTACCTTTGTAGCAGACTATTGTTTTTCATGGTGTAATAGGTTTGCCCCGAGTGCTTTTGCATTCGGGGTTTAGCTTTTTCGTGACCTCACGAAAAAGGTCTTGCGCTTTCCGTAAATACGTCCAAAACGCGTCCAAGATTAGAGCGAATTGCCCCGTTTCTTGAACGCGTTTCGTTTGTATGTAGCTGGTCTGCAGTTGATTGGGAAAAGTCCAAAAGAAGTCACCGTTTATCGAACAGCGACATCGCTTCTGCCTTTGCCGAGTTGGCGATGTCGATGTATGGTTTCATCGCGCTGTAGTCACTGTGCCCCGTCCACTTCATTACGATATTCGCCGGGATTCCCATCATAAGGGCGTTGCAAATAAAGGTTCGTCGACCGGTGTGCGTCCCAACAAAGGCGTATTTCGGGCGCGTGTCCTCGATACGCTCTCCTCCTTTGTAGTACGTCTTTGTTATCGGAGCGTTGATCTCACATAGTTCGCACAATTCGTGCAGACGCTTGTTTGTCTTATTATTGCTTATTCTTGGGAATACATATTCTTCATCTACTCCTCTGTAGCGATTGAGTATTTCAAAGGCGTATTTGTTCAACTCTATTGTAATAGTAGAAGAGGTTTTTATTGTTGTGATTGTAATTGTTTTTTCCGACACACTCGACCACTTCAAATTCTGCATATCAGAGAAGCGCAAAGAGGTGAAACAGCAGAAGCAAAAAGAATCTCGTGCAATCTGGAGACTCTTCGTTGTCCCAAGTTCTTTTTCGTATGTTCGGCCGTGGTAGTCTTGTAGTTGGACTTTCGTGCCCTTAGGAGGGAATTTGTAATTATAGATTCGCATCAGCTCTTCCCATTCGAGGAATACAATCGCATTCTGAAGACTCTTCGTCTTTAATGAGAACTTTTGGTAGTCCAAATTTGTGTTGTAGCCTTTCTTCGTAGCCCAACGTAGAACCCAAAACAACACTCCCACAATAAGCTTGACAGTCGAATCGCGAAGATTCTTGCCTTCTCGTAGAAAGAGCACAAAATCATTTAATCGCTTTTCGGTCAGCCGCCCGAACGTCAAATCGTGATCAAACTCATCAATATAGTTGACCATTTTGCGAAACGATTTACATGTGCTTAAGCTCCATTGATTTTGCTTTGGCACTTCAGAGTAGTAGAGTTCGAAATAATCGAAGATGAGCGCTTGCTTCCCCCCTGTTGCCTTTTTCCTCGCGAAGTGTTCTGCAAGTTCTTTCTTTATTTCAGCGCTTGTAGGCTTTACCTTGCCCAACAT